GTGAGTGTCTCGCCTGCGAAGGTGGGTGTAGCGCCTGTGTGGATATCTTGTGGAAGTGAAAGAGTTACATCGGCTGCGTTGTGGGTCACTGTCACTTGGTTGTTAGTTCCCAAGAGCTCTACGAAGTCTCCGGCCGCTCCGCTTTGCAGTCTCATGAATGTGTTCGCCGCTGGTGCAACGGCTGGCAAATGCAGGTTATAGGCTGCGGTAGACACATCTGCTACCAAAGTCACTGCCTGTGGTGACACACCTGTTCTTGGGTAGATAGACAAATCACCTGTGCCTAGCNTCGCAAACTCTGCAGCATCACTGTAAAAGGCAAAGATTTCACTCGCTGCGACGTATGAGGCTGATGCAGGGGCAGCAAGGCCTGTAAAGCCACCAACACCAGACACATCTAGCGCACCAGCCGCCGTGATTCTTACCTCATTACCGCTTGCATCACGGTAGTAAAGGTCAACACCTCGAGAGTAGATGGATCTGTTGGTTGTNACACTTGTTTGCAATGCCAAGACGATNCTCTTGGTATTAATAAGGCTTTGATTGTTCATCGGTAGGCTTGCGTTGATGTTCAAGCCACTTGGCGTGATTCTTACACCTTTGCCGGGCGTGTGGTCGTGAGCATCTACTTCATCGAATGCTGTATTGATCTGGTTTGCGTATTGTGGCCCCGTGGTGACAAGTGTCTCCGGTATTGTGAGGCCCATGTTTGGTGTCGTGGTCATTTGTCACCTCAAAAGAAAATAAACGATACAGTGCAGTCTATTGTCGTCTTCAATATTATCACGCTCGATGGCTGTGTGTTGTTTGTGTCGCTCTCATAGACGATAGCCGCAGCATTTTGACGGATGATCTGCCAGCCTATGAGCTTGCGCTTGAGATTGTGGTTTACCTGATTGTCTCCACCCGCGAACAAAGTGATGTTCTCAACAAAAACTGAGTCTAGTTGTGGCAAAGTCTCAAAAGCATTGAAGCTATTAGCGATGCTGTCTTGAAGTCTTTGCTGTAGCGGGTCATCAGTGAATATTTTTTGGAATCTTTTCACCCGTCACCTCACAGGATAACGGGGAAGAGAGCTAACTGTTCGTTTACAACTGAAAGGTCTGTGACACGCTCAGGAAGCGCTGCATCTCTTTCCGTTGCCATCGTCATAACGCGGTCTATTGCTTCGATTTGCTCACGCTTCAATGCGGAGCTGTCTAACTCTTGCTTGTTCATGATTTGCACTGCGGCCGTAAGGATTACCACCTCTTCCCAGCCTGATATGCCGTCAATCTCTTGCGTTGCAGATGTGATCTTAGGTGGCGCTGGGATGTACCACATCTTGAATGTGATGCCTGTGCTAGGCTGTGGAAGTATCTTAATTTTTGAGCCTTGAATCAGATAGCGGTAGAATGCGGCAGCCGTTACAGCGAAAAGGATGTTGTTGTAGCGGTTCCTTTCGTTGAAGTTGAAAGGCCGCACAGTGAGAGCGTTGTCTCCACTTCCCGAATTGTTCTGCAGCTGGTCGAGTCCGACCATCTTGTAAAAGCCTTCAGGGATATCATAAAACTGATTCACACCATCTGTCGTAAAGCTGTGTTCGTCGATGTAGTAGTTCTCGAACTTGCTTACGATGATGTCATACAGCTTCGTGTATGCCTGATCGATCAGTCTGATAACTTCATCATCTGTAACGAAGTTAGAGCGCTCAGTGTTAGAACGCTCCCTGATTCGTGTGATTAGTTCGGATACCGTAAACTTGCGAGCCATTGTCAGTATCCCCCAAATTCAGGCCCTTCAACAGCTTCCTCAATTTCTTCGTGATATTCATCGTGTGGCATAAGTTCGACAATCTTGAACATCTGATGGAATGCCTTAGCGATCATCTCAGGCGATTTAGCCTCAATGCCCATAGCGAGCTTGTTAGCTGCATCTTTGAGAGCAAGCTTTCCTTCATCCTCTTCGCCATTCATCTCGGCCAAGCTTCTTTCTGTCTCGCCACGCAATTGAGCAGCGCGGTCTTCACCAGCGCCACCCAATTTTTTCATGACGATTATAGAAGCCAATTTCTTAGGATCTCCCATAATCATCATGATTTAGACTCCCTTACCAGCGTCAACAGAGCTGTTAACAACGTGTACTTGCACGAACAATTGAGCATCCTCTTCAGGATTCACAGCAACGCCATCTTTGTCGATGCACTGAATCTTGAAGCCCGTTCCTGCAGCCACAGCGCTTTGCAAGTTAGCTGGAATCTCGAGAACTTGGATAGCTTGTACAGCCGAAATGGAGTCATGAACTACTTGAGCAGTTACAGACAAAACTCGGTTGAACTTGTCTTCCAAGACGATTGAGTATTGACCAGCCGTTGCTTCTTTCACAACAGAGCTGATGCCGTATCCTTTCTTTACACTCATNGCACCGGACGTACCGATGGCAACGGTCGCAAACAGTTGCACAGGCGAACGCTCGGCTGTGTACTGAAATTGCTGATACAATCTGTTAGCCATTTCAAACCTCATTAAAAGGGGCCCTTAGGCCCCAGTGATGTTAGGCAATTTTCAAGTGCATGTTGTAGCCAGGTGCCGAGCATCCGAGCTGCGCGTAGCTGAAGCAACGGATTTGCAGGCTGTCTGCCGAGCTAGAACGAAGCATACGAAGTCCGTCTGTATCGAACAAGTTAACAGCTTTCTTCAACGAAGCGAGCTGCCATGTGTTCAATTGGAGCAAGTACACATCACCCTTTGGACAGTTAACATCAGGCAAGCACTTGATGACACCGCGTGGGCCGTTAACCATAAGTGCTGTGAAGCCAACCGCACCGTCTGCACCAGCTTTAACATCAGCGTACTGAACTTTAGAGCCGAGCGCTTTAGCAAGGTTTGCCCAGTCAGAGAAGCTCATGAAAGCATAGTCAGGGCTTCCACCTTCACGACCAACCAATGAAGCTGCAGAAATGAGAGCCTCTTCGATAGGAAGCGCTGTACCGTCATAGACCAAACCACCCAAACGAGTAGCATCAGCCGAACGAGTTACGCTGAAGAAAGAGCTCGAAAGTTTAGCTGCGCGGTCTTCGTAAGGAAGCCAAGCGCCCAAGCCTTTGAGAGCTGCATCGTAGTCACCAGCGACGAAGATGAAGTCATTAGCTGTAAGGCCTGTGATGCCAGCTGCAGCCAAAGTCACAACACCATTGATACGGTCAACAGCCGAAACAACTGCAGAACCAGCGCGAACCGAACCGCCACCGTCTGTAGCCGAAGCTTGAAGTGTCATACCAACTTCAAAGTTAACAACGTCATCAGTCACTGCGAGAGTGATGATTGTGCCTGTACCTGTCACTGTCGCAGCCTTGCCGATAGAGCCGGAGCCCGAGCGGTAGAGCTTAGTAGCAACAGAACGACCAAGAGCGTGGAGAGCACCGTCGATTTCAACTGTAGCAGCACGCAAGAATGCGTTAGCGTCGCCTTCAGAAGCCAAGATAACTTCGTTGCTGATTTCAGCAATNGAGTAGTCGCTGTTACGAGTCAAGAGGAAAGCCTTGAGCGCTGAAGTAGAGCTCTGACCGTTAGCTACCGAGAAAGAAGCTGAACGATTCTGAGGGTTTCCGTATATGAGTGGCATTTTCATAACTTCGCCACCGAATTGCTCATGCTTCGGTACGAGGGCCATGAAAGGGTTGCTTTGGTACACAAGATTCTCGATCTTGTAGTCGGGATAATGCTGCTTAAGGGCAGCGCTGAATGAAACTAGATCTAATGCCATGATAAATACTCCAATAATTAAGTAAATTTAATAAGTGCTGCGGAAGCTCTAAGCCTTTCCTCTTCCGTTGGCCGACGGTGCTGAGGCGTTGCTGGCTCTGTAGCCGCTCGCATTGCGTTTGTCAGTGTGGTTGATGGCCCTGACTGCCTAGGCTCTATAACTGGTGCCTTGAATAGCTCTTGCTTGGGGTCGGAATGTTCGGGCTGAAACAAAGATTTAACTTTCTTCAGCTCGGTCAGCTTCTTTAACTGTGCTTCGAGGTGCTGCTCTACGGCGTCGCAGGCATCTTTGAGCGGCATCACAGTAGCTTTCCCATGTGTCTCTCGGTCAGCTACATATTTCTGCTGCATTACCTCGTAAACAAGCTCGGAAGCATCATTCGCTTTAATCAATTCATACTCACCGTTGTCGATGAAATTTGCAAGTTCCTGTTTGAAGCTATTGAGAGCATTTTGACGAAGTTGTTCTTCTCGGGCTTCCTGTTCCTTAGCTGCTCTTTCAGCTTCGGACTCTTTAGCCTTTTCAAGAGCTTCGATCTTCTTTCTCATTTGCTCCAATGGATCTTCGGGCTTGCCATACTCGAGCATAGCTTGAGCAAGTTCAGAAAAGTTAACACCAGCTGAATCGAGAAACTCATAAGGTTTCGCTTTCCAGTTTGTTTGTAACTCTTTGAAATGATTGGCCTCAGCTATCTGCTTTTCAAATTCAGCCATCTTAGCTTTCATCTCGGCCTGTTGCTGTTGCAAAGCTCGCTCGCGTCTAGCTAGTCGCATGAACTTTTCACTGAAGTCATCTTTCTCTTCGGGTGCTGGCGCTTCAGGCGCTTGCCCCTCGAGACTAGCCTCTGTTGCTTGTGGCTCTTGAGCTTCGACTGGTGCTGTTGCTTCGATTCCTGTCATCATGCGATCAAACTCCTAACGGTGGTGGTAGTGCGGCACCTGGTACTGCCTGCGCTCCAGCTGGTGCAGCAAGCTGTGATTCTAGCAATTGCTGTGCTGGTGCTTGTGGGGGTGGGGGCTGTGTCATCTGTGCGACCATGAGGCCACACGCGTCGATGAATTGTCTCAGTAGATTGAGCTTTTCCTCTTCCATGCCACGCACTTGCGCGTCACAGTAGTAGAGCTGTGCCATCTTTTGCATCTTGTCGATGGGCAAGTAAGGCTCAGGTGGAATGTACTTACCTGTCTCAAGCATCTGCTCAATCAAGCGCTGCACGATACGCGTAGGCGCTACTGCAAGGCTTGTGTACTTATCCAAGTCTGGGAAGTCTAAGAGCTCTTGAGCTGTGTCTGGCTCAATCATGCCCATCTGCATAAGCTCTCGAATAGACTCGATTCTCGCACCAGGCTGATCAGGCAACGCAGATGCTGGGAAGCATTGCATCACATACTCATCATCTTTGAGTTCAATCTCTGACCAATCAATCGACTCAAGGCCGTTCTTACGGTCAAAAGACTTCGATGGCACAGGCTTTCCTGCAGCTGCGAGAGCTTTAGCCTCATCAATGAAGAGCTCTGCAAGGTCAAGGTGAACCTGTTGATACTGGTAGCTTGTCAGAGCAAAGCGGTCTGACTGAATATCAGTCATCTCACGAAGAGCCTTGCCTGAAGCATTTGCACCTAGAGGGTTTCTCGAGGCTGCAGCAAGCTGAGACACACCAGTGACTTCATAAGCTCGAGCGTAGAGAGTGTTGAGCTGGTTAAAGAGCTCAGGCGCTACTGTTTGGGCTGTCTGTATCACAGGTGGGG